ATAACGCTCACGTGCCTTGAACCGCATGTTTCCAGTGTCAAAATCACCTTCCATTGCAGTTTTAATTGGCGAACGGTTAAAGTATTTGAAACCGTTTGGCGCATCAGTTTTGATAAAATATGCGTCGCTGTCTGTCAGGAAGTGGTTTACAACCGCTCCGTCGGGCAACATACCCATATTTTTCATTGCGTTGGTGTCGTTATCCGCAGTGCCCGGACGCAGATTTGAGTTCAACACTCGCTCTGCAATAAACTGCAATTCTTTTGGAATGATAAGTTTCATTCCGCGAACCGCAATTTTAAGACCACGCTCGTCGGTTAAACCCGCAATATCAATAAGCATTTGCTCCAAAGACGTCTCGTTTAAGTCTGCCGCAGTTGCCAAAAGGTTGCTTTGGTTTCCAGACAAAGTTGGGTGAGACGCAGAACAAAGTGCGGCACCATCGCCAATAGCGGAAGCGCCTGCGGTAAACGCGTTGTTTAACACGGCCGCAGCTTTGATTTGCTTGGTTTGAGACATTGACCGTGCAAGAGCCCGCGTATAACGCGCAGACAAGCGGTCATACAAGTTATCTTCCACCGCTTCCTCTGTAATAGAGAAGGCAAGTGCAATAGTCTCGTGAGAGTAACGAGCAGTGTAGGTTTCCTGTGCGTCGTCAAAGCTGATGGATGAACCCTCACCTTTTACTGGCGCCGTAGAAAAGCCCCCGAGCATAACCTCTTCCTCAAAAGCTCTGTCCGAGCTTTCTTCGTCAAAAATTTCAGAATGCTCGTTCTCGTAACGATCATATTCCAACCCAAATAGCGCATTAAGGCCGGGTTCTAGCTCTTTCGCTAGTTGTGCGCGAGAAATAGCCATATTCTATATCCCTCCTTAAATGCCTGTCGATGTCGCGGTGGTCTGCGAATCGAAACGGCTGGTTGGAGCATTGAAGTGCGCGTTAATGCGTACAATCATCGGAATACCCGCCGCGGTATAATCGCTGTTAGCTTCATCGTCCATGATGCCAACAATACGGAGCGGAAGGGTTGCCGTGGTGTTAATTGTAGATACACCCAATGCAGAGTTAGAATTACCCGTTGAGGTAGATCCGGTGCGTGCGGAAGTGCCCAAAGACGCGTTTGCGAAAACGGCCGCTTGTGCAGTTGCGCGGTCTGTCAAAGACGCGTCTGACGCGACTTGAAACAGTTGGTTCGGGTTATCTGCTACAAAAGCTTTGACAGGATGATTAGTGTCAACGCTTACAGAGCCAGAACCGGGCCAGTAGTTAATGAACACGGGCTTCTTTGAAACCGAATCCACGTATTCTACACCCATCAGGACACCTAACGCTTGCGTAGTACCACCATTAGTAGCACCGGCGTGGTCAATAACCCCTGCGGCCAAAGGAACGCAAAGAGAGTATTGAAAAATAGCATTAGTGTTGTTGGACGCGATTTCATACTGGGTTACACCCGTAGTATTAGCCGCAGCACCAACTAGCCCGATAGGACGAAGACCATAGGCAGTATTAGCATTTGCCATTTGATTTTTCTCCTAAGAGGGCAGCCCCTATTTACGAGGGCCACCGAAGGTTACACGAGATTGACGATCAGGGTTAGTAATCGTCATGGTTGAATGTGCATTCTCACGCAGCATATCATGGTCCACAGCTTGCATTTGATCGTTATTTCGCTGAGCAAAATAATCGCTCCGTTCTGCAACCGTTTCCAAAGGTATCCTTGCAAGAAGCAGTCCGCCTACCCCAAACACTCCTTCATATTTCCCTGTATCAACAACAGGCGCCTCAAAATCGGGGTATTCGTCCTGACGAACCAATTCCCAGCCTTCTCTGAGTTTCGCACTGATATTCTTCCGATCATCAAAACCGCGTGTTTCCGCACGGATCCAACGATGTTTATAGCCTTCCGGCGCAGGGGGAGCATCAAGCATTGACGGGGGAGCCCACGGCTTTCTAGCAGCCGTTTTTTCCCTAGTTTTGTTAGCGCGAGGCGCACGATCTATGCCCTCAAAACGATCTTTTTTCGTTGTATCTGACATATTCGTTAATCCTTCACGTATTTCGCATATTCTTCTAGCGGCACACCCAATTTTTTAGCTATTGCAACTTGGGTCTGGGTGAGTTTGACCCTTCTACTGCGCCCAGAAGCATTACTTGCGCGGCTTACACCAGCGACCGTCTGAGCGGGCCGTTTGCTGGAACCGAGTTTCTGCGGAAACTCCGTCTGAAGTCTCCGGTCTAGTTCAGTATAGTAGGAATCATCCTGCGGGTCAAACCCTTCGTCCTCCACAAGCTTTTTGTGAATACCAAACGCTGCAAAAGTCATTGCTTGATCTTCTCCAAACCACGAATTGCGCGTGGCCCAATCCTCGGCTTTTGCATCCGGACGACGCACTTGCTGCGGCTGTTGAATCGCCTGTTGTTGGGCTATTTGCTGTTGCTGCGCCGCTTGAGGGTTTTGAGCGCGCCATTGCGCCGCTTCCGCCTCCTGTCTTTTTCGCTGTTGCGCAACCTGTAGTTGCTGCGAACGGCCGTTTAGCTCATACAATTGACGCTGGGCGGAAATAATGGCGTCCGAATCGCCAACTTCGATAGCCCTTTTTAACGTCGCTTCCGCTTGATTTGTCTCAATTTCAAGGCTTTTACCAAATTGCTCAATGTAGCCATTATCTAATTGCTGCATTCGCGCCTTTAACTGCGTCGCCTCGTTTTGAATTTGTTGAGCTACGCGAATAGCTTCTTTTTCCCGCTTTTCCGCATCGCGCATTTTTTTAGTAAGCTGGTTAATGCGCTTCTGCGCGCCTTTAACCTCCTGCTCTTGCTCCGTTTCACCAGAACTTTCAGATTCTTCCGAAGAAGAAAAAGACTCCGATTGAATTCGTGGCTCTTCTGTAACCTCTACCTCGGTAACTTCCGCCTCAGTAGCTTCCTGTTCAAGTTGTTCTGCTTCGGCCATTCCGCCCTCCTTACAAGCTTATGATATCTTCGGGATCTGAAATAACCCCAAGAATTTCATCGTCGTTAATAATACGGACTTCGCCGCCTTCAATACGAAACCTAGATCCCGCATATCGTGCGAAAATTACCCAGTCCCCGGCCTTACACCATGGACCATCCGGAAACTTATCCGCATCTTTATAACAAAGAGATCCTTGTTTCATCACGTATCCCACTACGGTAGAAACCTGACCATCTTCAACAACCTTGTCTGGAAGATACAACCCCCCGGAAGTCTGACCTTTTCCCCGGTATGGAAGTACAAGCATTCGCCATCCGCTTGGAGAAGGCATTCGTTCTAAAAGGCTTTGATCCGCTTTTGTCGGATCTAAAACGCGTTCTTCTGGTGCGACATACATTGCCTCAACACCAGCTTTCGCGGCATCTAAATCTACCGCGGCAGATGATTTAGTCATCAAATTGCTCCTGTTTTTCTAGCAGGCCCGAGAGTTCCTGAGAGATAAAGTTTAAAGCATTAAGTTCGCCCATGCACAGCTGATAATGCTCCATGTTCTTAATTCCATTGTTTTCCAACAAATCAAGAACCATTGTTTTGCGTTCTTTTACAGAACGTTGCACGAATTGTACGACTGCAATGTCGTCCATAGTTGAGTACCACACGTTATCCTACATCATACGATGTTTATCTAACATGTCTTATACATTTGTACCAGAACTTTTTAGCCTTTTTGGAAGTGAGGCATGTCCACAAAGGGCGTGCGGCCCTGTTTGCGCCGAACGTCTACATACGCGTTGTATGCGTCCAGCATTGTACCATCCCACTCTAGGATGTTGTCAATGTGCCAAGCACCTCCCCATTTAAGCTGCTTAATGCCCATATCCTTAGCTGTTTTTACAATAGCATCGCCAACATCATCATAAAACTTTAACTCCCAACAAACTTTCGGACCCAAAAACACCATGAAATCAAAAGCCATTCCATCCAAATGCTTGCTTTTCATAGTTTTTGAAGCCCCGGAATCCACAAGGGACCGCTGCTCCTCTATCGTTCTCAAACCGCCAAGGTGGGGAATGCCAAAATCATACGGCGTATTATGAATGGCAGTGCGAACCAAAGTGTATAACTCTTCATCAATACCTTCGATGCGATCCAGACTACGCTGGCTTAATTTAAAATTACTCATATCATTTCCTCTTAAAGAAGGCTTGCGCCCCGCGCACACCGAAACTCGCTGAAATTGCAATTCCAAGGCTGTAAAAATACCAGTCCGGAGCTTTTGAAAGCTGCGCAAACCCACGGTCAACCCAACCTTCTGCTCCCGGAATCCAACATAAAATCAATGGGATAGACAAGATCACAACAAACCATTCATCCTTCCAACTTGACTTTGCGCCCTCTGCCATAATGCGCTCCCAGTCGGCAACGCTTGTCTCTTTTGACAATAATATCTGGGCTTTCGCCTTTGCCTCAGTAAGTTTTAGCTCCGCTTCGGCTGCGTTCTTATCGGCTTTACCTTGTAGCCATGATCCAGCAAGATTGGCTATCGGGCCTAAAAAAGATTGTATCATCAATTACCCTTCATCCATTCAATTATAAGCACCAAAATTAACGCGCACGTTACGGTGCCTAAAAAAGATTGTAAAAATATCTGAGTCATTTCTCCGAACCCAGCCACACGGCGAACGCGCCTGTCATGGCTCCAGAACAGACGCTAATCATTGCAGATTGTTGCGTAGACAAGTCTTCGAGACTCATTCCCCACTCAATTACGCGGATGTACATGATTGTCATAACCAACATCATAAGACGCGGCATAATCTTCCAAGCTAGTAATTTTTCCATGTCAAACCTCTATGTTTAACTTCGTTCCCTGCGGTCGATCCGCATTAGTCTTGCGCCCAAACCTATCATAACTTTCCTGTAAGTCCAATCGTTGCTTTACAAGAGCCTCTAAATGCCTGTGGTTGGCCCTGTGTTCTTTTTCCACACGTTGCTCTACCAAATGCGTTTCTATGCGCTCACGCGCCCTTGTTTGGGCGTGTATGTCGCTTCCTACGTTAAAAGGAGCAGATCCTATGCCACTCGTACCATCAGCCATTTGCCAATTTGTCCACGCCCCAAATCATCCCGGCGGTTCCCGCCAAAAAAACTGTAATACCTATCGCCAATGAAATACCCCAAAACAACCTGTCTCGGGCGGCTGCGCGCGCCTCTAACGCTTCCTTTTGACGTTTTCTTGCTTCAGCTTGCTCACGCACCACCAAGTCCCACATGCCCGGAGGACCGTACAACATGCAATGGCTGCGAAGAGTGTCCATAGCTTCTTTGTGCGCCATTTTAGCTTGCGCTATAGCAAAGCCTTCTTCCTCGCTAGACGTAAGCCGCCCCAACGGGCCCTTATGCTTGCCTTTTTCAGCAAGATTAATATCCGCCTCTAGTTTAGCCAATTTACCAAAATGAGGCATGAGACTGTTTAAGTCTTTGCCCGCCTGAACCGCGGAGCTTATGCCGCCCGCTAATTTAGTAACTGCGCCGGCTAATGCTAATACCTCAATCATACGCGTTCACCTATCTTAACAGACGGCGGGCAAGGATACCCATACGGCACTCTTATAACACGAGGATAGTGATAATAGAAGAAAGACACTTCTCGGGGGCAGCGATATATGCACGCAGTGTACAAGTCCCCGTAAGTATAAACCCCCACCAACATGGCAGTAAGGGCGCAAATCATCTCTCTAGTATTCTGTCCATTTTTGCGTCGAGAGCATCTAACCTAGCGATAACTCGGTCGATGGACGTATTGCTCTCGACTTTCGTAGAATATTCCTTGGCAAGTTCCTCCCTCGTTCGATTAAGAAGAATTTGCACACGTTTTAATTCGTCATGCTGCGCCTTAGCCCACCAAACTACAAAGCCTAAAACAGCGGTTAATCCTGAACTCCAAAGCGCCTCCATTTCCATTAAAAAACACCCTTAAATCTTTGTGGACGAGCAATCGGACTAAAACCCTTTACCATTCCACCCTTTGCCATTTTTTTAGGCTTTTTTGCTTTGTCTAACGCTATAGCCACCGCCTGCTTTTGCGGGCGACCCTCCGATTTTAACTTTCGGATATTGCTACTTACCGTAGCCGGATTAGAACCTCGACGTAACGGCATTTAACAAGAAGAAAACTTACCGCCACGTAACATGGCGCCCATGCCACGAGAAGTGCCCATGGTTTTAATGCCCTTAGCCGTGTTTGGCGTTTTTTCATCCACAATCTTGGCATAAGGGATGCTGCCTTGACCTTTAATTTCCGCTTTATTTACAGGGGCCGGGGCTTTCGCCGGTGGGGCGCCGTTTACTTTTACCTTCATAATTATCTCCGTTGCTGCTGTTGCGCTTGCAAGCGTAGTATCTCACGTTCCGCACTTGCTTGCAATTTTTGGTTAGCCATACGCTCTTGTTGTTGCATACGTTGCTGGAATTCTTGCGATCTGTTCTGCGCTTTCTGCTGGTCAAGCTGCAATTCGGCTTGATCGTTGGCAATGTCCGCTTGAACTTGCTGTTGCTTGATCTGCATCTCTTGTTCTTTGAGCGCAACCAACGGATCCGGGCCTTCCTGACCCTCGCCCGCAATCTGCGCAGAAAGCTGCTTTACATTCTGCATTTCCGTAGCAACTTGCTGTGCAATCAACTTTTCCAACTGTTGCTGTATTTCGGGCGTCAAGTTTTGCGCATTTAACTGCTGCGCATACTGTGCTTGAACCGTTTCCTGCGCCTTAATCTTAGCATGTTCCATAATGTGCTTTTGCAAAGCTACTGCCACCGCCGGCTGTTGGGAGGCAATGGGAGAAGACCCGAAGACCAAATGCGCCATAACATGCGCCTCGTGATCCTGACCCGCAAACGCACGCAACTCCACTTGATCCAACGCGTCAATGTTTTCGGTTGCCGGATCTTTGGGCTGAGCCTCCTGTGCAGGCTTCGGTTTAAGAATTTTATCCACATCCCGAACACCCAACGCCTGATACATGCGCCGATACGCCTCGTGCATGTCATGCAATTCTGGAGCCTGCATTGCCAGCTGCATTTGAGTCTGTGCTAAAGCAATACGTTGCGCCTGACTAAAAATATTTGGATCCGAAACAGGAACAATGTCTATACGATCATCAAAATCCTTGGCCATAACCTCTTGGTCGCCACCCGCAACCGAAAACGGATACCGTTGCGGCAAGCTTTCAGACATTACACGCGCCAAAAGCTTAAATTCGTTCTTCATAGCATAGTGCAAACGCTTATGAACGGCGCTCATTACCCGCGCACCCTGCTCCAACATAGCTACCGTTGTACCAACCGCAGCCTGTTGATTGCCGTCGCCAACCTTCATGTCCGTAATAGTGGCAAAACGTTGTCCCGCCTGAACCACAAAACCCAATAACTGGAACAATGTAGAGTCCGGGCCCTTGAACGGAAGGGGCATCAAACTGTCCCGTATGGCCCCTCCGGGACTGTCTACGTCCCTAAACTCGCCCGGCTGTAATGGCTCTGCATCTTCCCTAATCCGCAGCCCACGGGCTTTAAAGCCGGCAGGAAGATTAGACAATGTGCCCGCGTCAATAAGCTGCCGCAACGCCGCCGTGGCAGTGCGAGACAAGCCGCCAATAGTGTGAATAAGCCCCAAACCATAAAAGCCAAAGCCCGGAAGAAACTTATAATGCACAAAATACTGTATTTTGCGCCGATTTTCATCATCTTCAGAATAATTCCGGCGAATAGATAGAATTTGACCCACATCCTCGGCCACCGTGACAATATACGGCACCATAATGCCCGTGGGCTCCCCTTCTTCGTCCATATCCTCAAAGCCCGGAAGCTCCAAATCTACGTGGAATTCCAACAAAGTAACGTCATAATCAATGTTTGAAGGCCGCATACCGTCAATATTATCTACAGTATCCGTCGTATCTGTCGCAGGAGCCTGCGAAGGATGTACCGGAATATCCCGGTAAAACCCGTTTAATTGCATCTTGCGCAGGTTATTCCACTGCATTCTAACGATCTGAGCCGCAAAAG